CCTGATGGACTTCATGATGACTGCGTTATGGCGTTGGCGTTGGCAGTTCATGCGAGAGGGAATTCAGCGGGAGACGGAGTATGGTGACAGAGCATAAGGAACTGAGATGTTCAGACTGCGGAAAACTGCTTGCAGAGAAAGCAGGGAAGGGAACTGTCATTGTGTGCGGAAGATGTAAAAAACGCAATGAAACGTAAGAAATTGAGCGAAATTAGCTTTATACGGGTCTGTGGCTTGCTCTATTTGCGATTTATTGTTGCGAGGTTATATCTCTAGTCATTCTAAAAATATAAAACGCTTTTTTTCTTGACGTCAGGATTTTAAAACTTTATTCTTCTATATCATGTGGGCAAGCCATGTCCCCAAAAGGCACAGGGGATTATGCCTAAGTGGTTTCCGTTTTTTGATAAAGAAGTTGATTATGATGTCGCAACTTCTGTTCCCTTAGTAAACGATTTATCCTCTGTTATGTATCCAGAGGACAACTACAGTAACTATGCGAAGGAAGGGTATTCCCGAAACTCCATAGTGAATTCTTGTATCAGAGAACTTTCGACAGGAGCGGCAACGGCTCGTTATTTCGTCGAACAAAAAACTGCTGATGGAATGATTGAGGCCACAGGCACTCCGCTCAGTCAGTTGATAATGTACCCGAATGAGAATCAGGATTTTTATCATTGGATTGAACGTCTGGTTACTTATCTTTATGTATCAGGTAATGTCTACGTTTTAAAAGAACGCTCAAGGGGCAACAAGATTACAGCCCTTTATCTGTTACGCCCTGACAGAATTTCTATCATGCCATCAGGTGAAGGTGTTAAGGGTTACTCATATGAGATAGATGGGAGAGAGTATTTCCTTGAGCCTGATGATGTTGGTCATATGAGTTTTCCAAATCCAAGTGGAGATTTATACGGACTTTCTCCATTACACGTTTTAGCTAAGACAATAAATTTGGATTTAGCTATGACTGACTTTGCCAAAGTATTCTTTCAGAATGCCGGTGTCCCATCAGGATTACTGAAAGTTAAAAGAAGACTTACCTCTCAGGAAGAGGCTACAAGAATCAGGTCTCGATGGCGTTCTAGTTTCGGTGGTAAAAACAACTTCCATTCTGTTGCTGTTTTAGATGACGATGCAGAGTATCAGCAGATGGCCTCTGCCCCTGCGGAGATGGCTTTAACTGATTTGCATAATCACACAGAATCTCGTATCTGCTCAGTTCTTGGAGTACCGCCAATTCTTATCTCCGCAAATGTGGGATTACAGCGGTCTACCTTCTCGAACTATAAAGAAGCAAGATTATCATTTCATAGCGAAACCCTTGAACCACTAATTAACAAAATCATTAGATTCCTTAATTACTGTGTGGGTTATGAGATGAGTGAAACCGTTGCTGTTGATTTCGCTGAGATGCGAGCCTTCATGGATGATAAGGAAACTGATAACAAAAGGGCAACAGACCTTTTCGGTGCGGGAATCATCACATTGAATGAGGCTAGGCAACTGGTCGGGCAAGAGGCTCTGGCTGAGGGAGACGTTAGAAGATTG